AGCAGGTGTAGTTGAAGCAGGTGTAGTTGGTGCTAATGTAAGATTACGTTTAGTTGGAGTAGGTGTAGGTATAGAAATTCTTTTAGTTGGGGTAGGTGTAGGAACATTTTTACCTGGAGTAGGTATAGTAATATTTTTACTTGGAGTAGGTGTAGGAATAATTATAGGTTTATATCTTTTATAGTATATAAATCCTCCTATGATTAATATAGTTATTAAAATAATCACAATTTGTATATTTGTATTTGAAAAATCCATTGTTTATTATAATGATAAAATAATTAGTTTATTTTCTTTTTGTTTTTCTGGATACCTTTCTTTTTGTTTTTCTTGCTACTTTTCTGGATACCTTTCTTTTTGTTTTTCTTGATATCTTTCTGGATGTTTTTCTGGATGGTTTTCTTGATGGTTTTCTTGATACTTTTCTGGATGTTTTTCTGGATGTTTTTCTTGATGGTTTTCTGGATGGTTTTCTTGATGCTTTTCTTGATGCTTTTCTTGAAGCTTTTCTGGATGGTTTTCTTGATGGTTTTCTTGATGCTTTTCTTGATGGTTTTCTTGAAGCTTTTCTGGATGGTTTTCTTGATGGTTTTCTTGATGGTTTTCTTGATGCTTTTCTTGAAGCTTTTCTGGATGGTTTTCTTGAAACTTTTCTGGAAGCTTTTCTTGATGTTTTATGTGAGTCATTTGAAGGTGATTTAGGATATCTGTTAAGACAGTTAATATAATCATTTATTTTTAAAGGAGCTTTTCCATTATTTTTTAAGTACTCTGATATTTCATTAAGAGAAGGTCTTATTCCAAATGGATTGAGCATATTTTTTAAAAGGTGTTTATAATAGTTATAATGTTGTGGAAAATTAATTTTATCAATTTTTTCCGATATTAGTTTATAGGTTTGTTTATATTTATTTTCACTATAAGAGACATCTAATGGGTAATAAAGAAGTAATTCTTCATTTTTTATATCAGTTAGATATTTATAAAACATGATTCCAATTGCATATGTATCTGAAATATAACAATTATTATAATTAAAAGTATATGGATCTATATAACCAGGTGTTCCAGCTAAGGGTACATGATAGTCAGGTGGAGTAATTGAAGATACACCAAAGTCTATAATTTGTATATCTCCTTCATCGTTAATTAGAATGTTTGTTTCTTTTATATCTCTGTGTATAATATTTTTATCGTGAATATATTTAAAGGCTTTTATAACATTTCTAAATATTTTATCAAATAAATTATAGTCTGTATTATTAATAAGTTTTAGTAATGTATGAAAAATGTCATAGTACCCTTCTAAATATACATATATAAATATACCTTTACGTTTTCCGTCTTTATCTTTTTCCTCTATATAGTAGTCGTATAAACATGTAACTTGAGGGTGACATTTAGGATATTCAGAAAGTACTCTATTTATGTTTATTTCTTTTAATAGATATGGAATTTCATAATCATTAAAAATTTCAATTTCTTTAACTACAAATTTTTTTCCGTTATTATCTTGATATAAATATACTTCTCCAAATGATCCTTTTCCTAATAGTTTTAGTCGTGTTAGTTTATTTAAATCTAAATGGTGATTCATTTTTTATTATATGAATATAATAAAAAATATATATTACTTAATGTTTTTAATTCTATTTATGATTGACTGTATGTCTTGTAATTTTTGTTTATAATTTTTCTTATCAGTATAAAATATTTCTGGATTTATAGCTAAAATAACAGGAGAAACCTTATAAAGATAGTCTTTTATATAAGGAAGAACAGATGGATAATTAATAGTATATTTAATATATTTTTCAATTTTTTCTGGAAAGAATTGGTAGAGTATTCCAACATTTTCATTTAGAATGGTCATGTCCCATTCGATTTTTTCTGGATGTTCTTTGAGAATATCAATAGCAAAAGAGTTTGTAGAGAGATATTCGAAGGAGATATCATCAATATAACCTCTATCAATTCTCTCTTTAATTAGTTTCATTGCTTCTTTTGAGTTATTGTGGCATAAAACTTTATAATTTATATGATGAGTATTTTCTTTAAGATAGTCGATTGCTTTGGGGTTTAAATTTATATTTTTCTTATTGATAAAATTTTTATGTTTTATTAGAATATCTATTGCATGTGGATTACAGCTTAAGAATTCCCAGTTTTCATACATATCTAATTGTTGAGATGAATATAGTTCATCTATCCAATTTAACATTTCAATAGATTGACTAAGACATGCTGCTTTCCATATAATTCTTTTTTTATATTTTTTTAGAAAGCCTACAGCGTTTTTATTTCTTGAAAGTTCCCACCAGTCTAATTTATCAATATTTTCGATTAATATTTTTTCATCCAATTGATTGATACATGTATTTGAAGATAGATTGGCAAAATCGATATATTTTTTATGTCTTTTAAGAAAAGAAATGTCTTCACAGTGAGATGAGACCCATTTGATGTGAATAGGAAGCCATTTTTTGACATTTTGTTTTAGGTATGGAAAAGAGTTTTTGTTTCTACAAAGAGCTTTAATCCAGTTTCCATTATTATATAATTCTTTTATGTCTTCTATGATACAAATAGGTGGGGTTACAAAAAATTCTGAAATAACAATTTGGGCCATATTCTTATTCTTCTTATGATTTAAAATTATCTTTTTTTAATTTTAAATTTTCATTTTTATTAGTTTAACTTGGTTATATATTCAAAAGTTTTTTCTAAGAGTAAATTATCGTGGTCACAATCTTCTATTATAATAAATTTATCTTTTAGGTTATGTTGAATAAGTGTCCAATAATTTACTTCCCATGTTATTTTTGGAAGATTATTATATACAAGTATCATTTGTTCTTTGTATAAAGTACCAAATAAATTTATATCTCCTATCATAAATGACCCACAAAAAAACCATGATACCATATTAAATAGATAATCTTTATATTTATTAAAGTAATTAATAGGCCAACATCCCGGTGCTAAAACAACATCTTTAGGTAATTTTGATGTTGATAAGGTTTTAAGCAGAGTTTTTGATTTTTCTTTTTCTTTAAATAAATAAAATATTCCAAAATCTATCCAAGCAATATGGGTATCTTTATTTTCTTTATTACTTGAATAGAGTGACAAGTGATATAATTTAGATAATTGAATAAAAAAATATTCCAATGTATCTTTTTTTTTATTTCTTGTTGTTGGTAATATAAAGTCGATATCAAAATCAATAAGTTCTTTTTTAAGAAGTATAAAATTTTTATATTCTATTCTAACATTTTTATATTTTTCAATTAATTCTTTTCCTTTTTCTCTATATCTATCATCCAAATATAGCATTATATTAACTGATGAAGAAGCCATATGTTCAAACATCTCAAAATAGAATTCGGTAGACTTAAATTGATTTTCAATAGGGGAATAAAAAGCTGTAATAAATGTTAGTGTCCCTTTGGGATTCTGATTAGATAGAACCGCTCCGTTATATTCTTTCAAGGATGATATCATATTAAATTATTTACTTTAATAATTTAATCTTTAAAGTATTAAAAAAGAGGATAGATAGATTGGTCGTTTAATTTATACATGGAAAACCAAAAAACAAGTTCGGAAAATGTGCTTATTCTGTTTGCTATAAAATGTTTACAGTCTGATAATAAAAATATTTTAATAATAACTTTTTGAAGAGGATCTAGTTGATTTTTTATTATATTATTAAGAATATATATTTTTTTATTAGAAATTGATGAAATATATAAAATATATTCTTCTATATAGTCATTATTATCAAATGATAAAAGTATAGAATCAATTGAGTTATTATCTAATACTTCTTTTATTTTTTGTTTATATATATCTGAAGAGTATAGTCTATCTATTATATTTTCATGGGTAGATTTCCAAGTTCTTATAGATACTCCTAAATTATTATTATTATTTAATATTTTTTTTATTGAATTATATTCATTGATAACAGAATCATTGAATGAAATTTTTTTTATTGTTTTTAGTATTCTATTTTTAACTTGATAAGATATTTTTGATTGATTATAGTTCCAATCGATAAGTATATGGTCTGAAAATAAATTAGATATAAAACAATTACCTCCTCTATCAGTATACGAGAATTCATTTGGAATATTTTCTTGATCTTTTTCTTCTTCTTTTAATACCATAAGTCTACATGTATAAAAATATTCAATGTTATCAATATTATCAATATTATCAATGTTATCAATATTATCAATATTATAGATATGTTTATTGTTTAGTATCTTATCATAGTTTCCAAAAATATAGTTTTTGTTGCATTCTATAACAGTGTTATTATAAATACTATAAGCACTTATAAAACCTTTTAGAACATTACCAATACCATCACGATCTGTTTTTCTTATAACTATTTGTTTATTCATATTTAAAGTTAAACCTAAACTTTAAATGGAAAATATCGATAAATTTTTTGTAATAAATCTGGATAAAAGAGAGGATAGACTTAAAGAATTTGAAAATGAATGTCAAAAATATGAATTAGACATGTCAAAATATGAGAGATTTCCTGCTCTAAATAGAGCTGATATACCAGCTGTAGGTTGTACTCTATCTCATGCTGAAGTTTTAAAGATAGCTAAAAATAGGGGTTATAAAAATATAATAATATTTGAAGATGATTTTATGTTTACCGTAGATAAAGATTATTTTTATGAAAAGTTAAAAGAGTTTTTTGATATGAAGATTGATTTTGGTGTATTGATGCTTGAGTATTGTACATTTGATAAACTTGAAATTAACGATTTAGTGAGCTATACAACAAGTGCATCAGGAGCTGCTGGATATATTGTTAATCATACATTGTATGATGATCTAATTAATTGTTTAACACATGGTGGTGAAATGCTTGAAAGAACAGGAGAACATTGGAATTATATTAATGATCAAGTTTGGAAAAGATTACAAGGAGAAAAATGGCTTATTTTTAATAAAAGAATAGGTCAACAGAGACCATCATTTAGCGATTTAAAGAATTCATTTGTTAGTCAAAATTATACCTAATTAGATTTATTTATTACAAATAAAATATCATCATACCTGTCTTTCAGATGTCTTCTGTCATAAACTTGAATATAAGGTTTAAGTTCAATTGGGGTACAGGCTTTTAAAATAGGAATCCAGTCAATTGACTGAACATCTTCCACAACAAGAATTCCATCATTTTTTAAGACTTTACTATACATTTGTATAAAATTTACCATAGATTCAATTGTATGAGGACCATCGTCAATTATTATATCATATCTTGGTGTTTTACTAAGAAAAGCGTTTTGGAAAAAATTATAGTTATAAGCATCATTTATATGAATATAAATGCGGGAATGGTTGTATAGTGTTTTATTAATTTCAGAAAATGGAATAATATCAACTGTATGTATATCAGCATTTTTAAAATATTCTGACCACATTATAATACTTCCTCCATTAGGATGACATGGACCTATACCAATTTCTAAAACATGAGTAGCACTTTCTTTTTTCTTATTAAATAATTCTTCATATATTTCTATATAAGTATGCAATCTATTTTTATCGGTTAAACTGTCATCGCATAAAGATAATAAGGACATTTTATATTTATATATCTTCAATATCTTTAAGATATTTTATAAATCTTTTACCCATTTTATAATTCAATTGAATTATAAAATATAATTTACATACGAAAAATAGATGAAAGTGTTTTACAATTTTTAATATCTCCATAGTATGATTTATAAGTATAATCAATATTATTATCATAAGTATAAATAAAGCTTGTTCCTACTATATTTCTTTTTTTATCTACTTGGTCAATCTTATCAATCTCTTTATTATATTCTTTCTCAATTAAATTATAGTCTGGAAAAGGTATGTTAGCAACTCCTTCCCATTCATTATGTTTACCATCATAATCGATATTAAAACTTTCTGGGTAAAACTTCTCCACATGTTTTAAACTTAAAATATTAGACAAAGGTTCTATAAGAAGATTTTTACTCTTTAATGGTAGGACACATAATAGATGCATAAAAGGACGATAAGGTTGGTTATTTCTACTATCGCTTTCTCTCTGAGACCGAATGGAAATATAAGAAGGGTTATCGTAATCTTCCATATACTTTACAATATCAGACAAAAATGGAGTGTAATAATAAGGATAAAACCATTTCCAATTAGGAACACCTTCTGTATAGTAAGTAAGAACCCATTGAAGACCTTCAATATATTTTATACAAGCTTCTTTTAATTCACTATCTGAATTTATGTTCATTTTTTTCTGGTAATATTCCTTTTTATAACCTTCAAAATCTAATACAAACTTTCCTTCAGTAGAACTATTATCAAATTTTGTATATTTTTCTAATAACGTGTCTTTATATTTAATTGATTTGCTTCTTTTTTCTTCAAGATATTGTTTTTCAAAACATCCAAGTGTTCCAAGAAATGATTGAAGAGCTTTAATATTAAGTTTATTAACACTATTTGTGAGAGAGTCATGGGACTTTACAACATTTCTATAAGTTTCAAAGAGGTTATAAACTCCTCCGTCTAATATTTCTATAGTTGGAATATTTGGTAAAAAATCATTACCAGATAAGAATAACATGAGTATAAAATCATTTATATGTAGATAATCATCTAATAGACTTTGTTCACATAAAAGGGCATTTACTATATTTTCTCTGATAGAGCAGACATCAATATAATAGTATTCATTTTCATATCTATAAGGATTTTCTCTTAGAATATGAAAGTTTGGGAAATGAGTTGCAAGAGATAACATAAATAGATCTGCATCCATACCATGAAGCATAAAGCTTTCTTTATTAAGACCAGAGTCTCTTACATACTTGACTAGTTTATGTTCACCTTCACCGGGACACTTTTCAGAGCTAAAAATAATTTCTAAATGGGAAATATCTGTGTTAGTAGACATTTCTTTTCTAATATACCAATCGATATATTTACTTAGATTATCCATAAATTTTGTTCCAGGAGTAATACAACAACTATCAAATGAACCATCATCAAAATCTAAAGATGACCGAAAACGACGTTGACGTTGTTGATTGATTTTTGATACTGGACAAACACCATCAATTGCTAAAACTACTCTTTTATTTGGTCTAACAAGATTAATAAGCTTACTTATATAATTACCTATCATTTGAAAGAGCTCTTTTTGTTTTTGTGAAGAATATGTTTTTTTGATAGGTAATAGTCTGTTTTCTTTAAAAGACCCGTATCTATATACCTTTTGGCAACAATAATGAAAGATACCATTCATATCAACAAGAAAGTTATCAATATCAACTTTGTGATCATCTTTAATATTTGTATTAATATTGATAGTTTTAATGTGAGAAGGAAATGAATTTTTAAGCCAGCTAAAAAAATATTTAATACCCATTTTATTAAACTATTAATATCTTAAATATTATAATAAAATAAAAACAATTATATTTATGATTTGGTTTAAGATATTTAATAAAACAAATGTCAGAAATTGATAAATTAAACTTGAATCTCTTTAAAATACTTGAAATTTCTGAAAAAAATATATCTACATATACGTGTGACTTGTGTAATAAAAATTCAAATATGATAAGTATATTTGACCCATGTAATCATAATTGTTGTGTATTATGTTGTGATAATTTATATGACTCTTATTTATATAATTTATATAAAGAAGACTTGTGTATGTTTATATGCCCTTTTTGTGACTGTAAAATATATGATATTTTTTATAAAAAATAAATCTTTATTATTTTTACTATAATAAAGATAATATGTCAAATCAAATATCTGACAAAGATGCTCAAAATATTCTAAACCAAGCTCAAGACCTAAAGAAATCTCTTGAAAAAGTTGACCTTAAAGGAAAATTAAATACTTACAAGGATTATTTGGCTGAATTAGCCAACAAACACATCAAGTCTATGAATTATAAAGTTAGGCCTCGTAAGTCTGGACGTAAAACTCGCAAGTCCGCACGTAAGTCCACACGTAAGTCCGCACGTAAGTCCACACGTAAGTCTGGACGTAAATCTGGACGTAAAACACGTAAGTCCGCACGTAAATCTGGACGTAAAACTCGCAAGTCCGCACGTAAGTCCACACGTAAGTCTGGACGTAAATCTGGACGTAAAACACGTAAGTCCGCACGTAAATCTGGACGTAAAAC